ATATGGTTTTTAAATCTAAAATAAAAGATTTAGTTAATGAAGCTAAGTTTTTTGAAGATAATGAGCGTTGTCCTACATGCGATCAAGATATAGATGTTAGTATTAAAGAAACTAAATTGACTAAAATTAAAAAGGCAGCTGCTGACATACAAAAAGGTATGTCTGATATTGCAATCGAGTGCGATACTAATGCAATACTTCTTAAAGAATGCCAAGGCAATATGAAAGATTTGTTGGATAGGCAACGAAACATTAATTCAAATAACGATAAAATTAATCTAATACAAAAAGAAATCGAAAAGATACAAAAAGAAATTAGTTCATTATTGCAATCTTCTGGAGATATAAAGGCTGCTAAAATCGAATTAAACGATCTAAGAGATAACAAAGATATCGTCACTGAAAAGAAACTACAATACGTTGAAGAAAGAACATACAACGAAGTTATCGGAGAAATGCTAAAAGATACTGGAATAAAGACTAAGGTCATTAAGCAATATCTTCCAGTCATGAATAGACTTATTAATCAATACTTACAGGTTTTAGATTTCTTTGTTGCATTTCACTTAGATGAAAGCTTTAATGAGACAATTAGATCTAGACATCGCGATGCATTTAATTATGCGTCATTTAGTGAAGGCGAAAAACAAAGAATTGATTTATCTTTACTATTCACCTGGAGACAAATCGCAAAAATGAAAAACTCTGCATCGACTAACTTGCTAGTGCTAGATGAAACCTTTGATTCTTCATTAGATCATGATGGTATCGATAATCTAACAAAGATTTTAAACACCCTTGAAGACGGAACTAATGTGTTTATTATATCACACAAGGGAGATATCCTAGAAAACAAGTTTAGATCTAAGATAGAATTCATCAAAGAACGCAACTTTTCAAAGATCAAATAGTTATAAAAAGCTAAATACATATAAAAAATAGATATAAAAATAGTATACTTTTTTTTAAAAAAAGGTGTACAAGGCCTCTAAATCGTGGTATAATGGTACCATATTAAAGATAAGGAGTTAATATGTACAACAATTCAAGTCTGCCCAAGTTACTGGCAAAAGAAAACATTTCCATAAGACATGGTAATTACAAGACCCCATGGTTCGATATTAAGAATCGTGTCCTTGGTTTACCTTTATGGAAAGATATGGGTAAAGACATTTACGACCTATTTGTCGGCCACGAAGTTGGTCATGCACTTGCAACTCCATATGAAGGCTGGCACGATAGTCCAGAAAAATTACAAGGTTGCCCAAGATCTTACATCAATGTTATTGAAGATGCAAGGATTGAAAGAGTAGTCAAAAACACATATCCAGGACTCGTCGGTCCTTTCTCAAGAGCTTATGGAAAGCTTTTTGACGATAACTTTTTTGGAACTGACGATCTAGATTTTACAGAACTTAGAATAATAGATAAAATTAATTTGCAAGCTAAAGTCGGAGCTCACGTAGAACTTGACTTTAATGACGAAGAACAAGTCTTTATGGATAGAGCAATGACTACTGAAGACTTTCCTGAAGTTTTACAATTAGTTAAAGACATTGTAGCTTATGATAAGCAGTTCGAAGAAGATAAAGAAGAAGAAGATATTCCAGATACTGATGAAAACCAAGAACAACAAGAAGGAGATACATCGAGCTCAAACGATGATTCTGACGAATCAAGCGCACAAGACGATAATGCTCCTTCACCATCTCAACAAGACGAAGAAGAAGAATTAGAAGAAGACGGAGAAACAACTTCCGCTTCTAACGGACACGATGGAAATACTTCCTTAACCGATGATGCGTTTAGAAAGAATGAAGAATCACTCTTAGATGTTGACGATTATGGAACACAGACTCTCACTGTCTCAGATATTAATAAAGAAATTAGAAAAAGGGTAATAGTTGATTATAAAGATCTTAAGCTCGAGAGAGATTCTAGAATTCAATACTTACATGAAGAACAAATCGAAGAACTTAATAATGCTAATCTAGCTTATTCTGCTTATATCAAAGGTGTTAAGAGAAGTGTTGGAGTTGCGGTTAAAGAGTTCGAAATGAGAAAGGCTGCAACGCAGTGGGCAAAAGCTACGACAGCAAAAACCGGTGTGATTGACGTCAATAAGCTTTTTTCTTATAAAACTAACGAAGATATATTCAAACAAACTACTAGGTTACATGACGCACAAAGCCATGGAATGATTATGCTTATAGACTACTCAGGATCAATGTATGATTCGTTGCCTAAAGTCTTAGAGCAGCTAATACATTTAGTGTTGTTTTGTAAGCAAGTTAATATTCCTTTTGATGTATACGCATTTACTACTGGAAACAAAAATCTAAATTCTTACGACTTAAGAAACCAAGGATTATTATTTGATGGCGATATCGATTTAGATGATTTGTCTATGCCTTTATTAACATCTTCGAAGCTAAAGAAATCAGATTTTGATGAATCATTAAAAGCTCTTCATGCTAGAGCTGTTATGTCCACCTGGTCTTCTAGAGCAGTAATTGGTTCATCTGAAGAGTTTGGATCAACGCCTTTGCATCAAGCTCTCATTGTAGCAACACATTTAGTTAAATCATTTAAGATTAAGCATCAAATTGAAAAGATGAATCTCGTGGTCTTCTCTGACGGAGACTCTAATCCTCTTCATGCGTATTCAGATAGTAGCATACGTGATAACAAATTCGACAACCGAGGTTCTTATAGAGGAGTTAATCTCATGGTTGACGGTAAACTACTAGCGGCTCCAAGTAACAGAAATGTGACAAAAAGCCTCTTAGAAAATATTAGATCTAGATACAATACTAACTGCATTGGATTCTTTATGGCTGATGACAACAGAGCATTTAATTTTAAAATAGATGAAATAAATGGCGACTACAGATCAGAAGCTAGACACGAAGCTTCGAAAGAATATAGAAAAAATAAATGCGTTGTTAAAAAAGATGTATTAGGTTATACTGAATTTTACTTAGTTAAAGGCGGAAATAATCTTTCAGCTGAAGAAGACGAATTTGGAGTTAGCTCTGATCAAACAAAAAATCAAATGGCTACTGCGTTTAAAAAATACTCAAAAAGTAAGAAACAAAACAAAGTTCTTATGACTACGTTTGGGAGGATAGTAGCGTAAGATATGACCGTATTTAAAGACATGGTCAAAAAAAGTGAAAATAAATGAAAAAAACTGTGTACAAACACCCTCAACTGTGGTATAATATACACATAAACAATTGATAAGGAAAATTATATTATGAAAGACATGAAAATCTCAACAACAAATCTATTAAAAGAACTGGCCAAAAATTACCCAGATCAGACTGCATTCAGGAAGAATGTTATAGAAACAACGGCTCGAGCTATGGGCTACACTGGCAAGGACTTTTATCCTTTGCTTACTACAGATAACAGAATTAAAATCGGTACCTATGACTTAGGTCTGTTTTTAAAGAATATCGAAATTGATAATACAGTAGTCGATATTGGCGCAGCGGTTAGAATGCAATCAATTGTTAATCAAGAAAAAACGTTCGCAAAGGCGGATCCTACATTTGTTCCGTGGGGAGCATTTGCTGATGTTGTCAAAATGGTCAAATCAGAAATGTTCTATCCTGTTTACGTATCAGGTTTATCTGGTAACGGTAAAACGTTTATGGTAGAGCAAGCATGTTCAAAACTTAATAGGGAGTTCATACGTGTTCAAATTAATCCAGAAACAGACGAAGATGATTTGCTTGGAGGTTTCAGGCTTATTAATGGAGAAACAGTATTCTCTAAAGGTCCTGTTCTTAAAGCAATGGAAAACGGTGCAATCTTATTGCTCGACGAAATTGATAGAGCTACAAATAAAATTATGTGTCTTCAAGGTATACTTGAAGGTAAACCTGTTCTCGTTAAGAAAACTGGTGAAACAATATCTCCTGCGCCTGGCTTCAATGTTATAGCTACGGCTAATACGAAAGGTAAGGGTTCTGAAGATGGCAGGTTTACTGCTGCTTCAATCATCGATGAGGCTTTCTTAGAAAGGTTCACAGTTGCTATTGATCAGAAGTTCCCGTCTCCTTCTATAGAAACGAAAATACTTAATAACCATATGACTAAGTTCGGTACAGAAGATACTGACTTCGTCGAAAAGCTAGTTACATGGGCAGATATTATCAGAAAGACGTTTTATGATGAAGGTGTTGACGAAGTTATTTCAACAAGAAGGTTGTGTCATATAGCACAAACGTTCTCAATCTTTAAGAATAGAGCTAAAGCAATTGATTTATGTATCGCAAGATTTGACGAAGATACAAAGTCTGCTTTCTTAGATCTCTACAGCAAAGTTGACGCGGGTGTAATCCTTGCTGACGGCGAAGCTGCTAACGAGGAGGAATATGAAACAGCCTAATTATAAATTTAACGAAGGAGCTCTGATTAAAGAGTTCCAAACGTATATTGATTCTACATATAATCAGCATTATGGCCAAGGAGGATTGCAATCTTCTGAAGTTATTATTGATCGTGGACATGGCCTAGGATTTTTCCTAGGTAATGTTGACAAGTACAATGCTAGGTATGGTAAGAAAGGAAGTTCAGATGATCATAGAAAAGATCTTATGAAAGTCTTACATTATGGATTGCTTGCGCTATACGAGCACGATCGATCAAATTCAAAATAACTATGTACAAACATCTAAAAGTATGTTATAATACTGGTAACAATCTAAAAAGGTAAATTATGAAAATCTCAAGTGAAACTATTAACATCCTGAAAAACTTTTCAGGAATCAACGCAAATTTAGTCTTTAAACCTGGAAAGGAACTAAAGACTATTTCTGAAGCAAAAACCATTATGGCAAGTGCATCTATCCTGGAAGACTTTCCAGTCGACTTCGGTGTATACGATCTTAATGAATTTTTGTCTTTATACAATCTAATGGACAGTCCGGAATTAGACTTTAGTGATAAACATCTCACTATGGCTGACGGATCTCAGAGGATTAAATACTACTATTCTGAAATTGAAATCCTTACACAACCAAGTAAAGATATCAATATGCCTGAATGCGAGGTTGTTTTAGATCTATCAGCTGATAATTTAGATAAGATCCGAAAAGCAGCTGCCGTGCTAGGCCATTCGGAATTAGCTTTTAGTAGCCAGGGCGGACCGGTTGTTGCATCTGTGTTTAACGACAAAGACGCTACAGCAAATACCTTCGATATTGATCTAGGTACTACCTCTACTGAAACATTCAATTATGTCTTTAGCATTTCGAATTTAAAAATGCTTCAAGGCGATTACAAACTTTCGATTTCATCTAGGCTTATCTCCAACTGGAGAAATGCGGATAATCCTTTAGATTATTTTATCGCTTTAGAGAAATCATCAAGTTTCGGTGTATAAATAACTATGCACAGAAAAAATTCTCATTATAATATGAGGATAATAAAAGAAGATGCCGGATTGGCCGGGTCTCTTATAATTAGTCTACTTTGCAAAGGAGAAACAAATGACTGAACTACAAGATAAAGTCCTTCCAGTGGAAGGCACAACAGGAAGCTCCACAGCTTTCACTTCAAGACATCTCAACATTCGTACAGATTATCGATATCTGTTCTAAAAGAGGTGGTTTTGAAGGTCCAGAAATGGAGTCAATCGGGGGATTGAGAAACAGAACAGTCGCATTTTTAAATGCTGCATCTGAAGCTCAAGGCAAAGAAACTCCAGAAGGAATGGTGCCAGCAGGTGCTGATCTTCCGGAAACTGTTGAAGCCGAAGAAGCTTAAACAACCCATTAGCTTAACGTGGAGGTAGCTCCTCCACACATTTAATTTTATTATGAAGGATATATTATGGATCGCAATGAATGTGCTCGTTTAATCGAAGCATTAAAAAAAGGAACTGTTACAGTTACCTTTCAAAAAATTGACTCGGATGAAATACGAGTCATGCCATCAACTCTTAACTCAGTTGTTTTAAAAGCTAACGGTGTAAAAGCCGTAATCGAAAGCGTCAATCCGGATTCTGATCACTTGGCCGTATGGTCTATTGATAAGAGTGCGTGGAGATCTTTTCGCGTTGAAACAGTTCTTGGTTGGGAGGTACTATAATGTCAGAATTTCTTTGGGTTGAAAAATATCGTCCACAAAAAATTCGAGATTGTGTATTACCTAAAAATATTAAAACGACTTTTGAAGATATTGTTAAAGGAGGTGACCTACACAATATGCTTCTTACCGGAACAGCCGGCTTAGGTAAAACTACAGTTGCGAAAGCTTTGTGTAATGAACTTAACCTAGATTTTCTTTTGATTAATGGATCCGAAGAATCTGGTATTGATACACTACGCAATAAGATTAAACAATTTGCGTCTTCTGTTTCTCTTCAAGGTGGCTACAAAGTAGTCATCTTGGATGAGGCAGATTATTTAAATGCTCAATCGACGCAACCAGCATTACGTGGTTTTATCGAAGAGTTTAGTGGTAATTGCAGATTTATTCTTACATGCAATTTTAAAAACAGGATCATTGATCCATTACATTCTCGTTGTACTACAATTGAATTTAATGTTTCAAAGAAAGATGCAGCACCGCTATGTGGTGACTTTTTGCATCGATGCGAGGTAATCCTAAATAAAGAAAATATTGATTACGATCGTAAAGTTGTTGCTGAACTTATAATGAAACATATGCCTGATTGGCGTAAAGTTCTTAATGAACTACAGCGCTACGGAAGTAGCGGCGTTATCGATACCGGTATTCTTGTTTCTTTATCTGAAGTTTCCCTTAATGATCTTATGATACATCTTAAGGAAAAAAACTTTAAGGGCATGAGACAATGGGTAAGTAACAACATTGATTCTGAGCCAGCGGCAATATATCGTAAAGTCTATGACAACATGAATGACTATGTTGATCCCTCAAGTATACCACAGTTAGTGCTTATACTTGCTGATTATCAATACAAGAATTCCTTTGTCGCAGATCACGAACTAAATACGGTTGCGTGTTTAACCGAAGTTATGGCAGGAGTGCGATTTAAATGATAAAGAAATTTGCGTTTTGGGTAGTTGATTCGTGGCGAGCAGTCATGGATAATAGATATAACCCACTAAGATTTATTACGGATAAGCCGTTTCAAACATATATTACACTAGTTCTATTTGTTATGTGGTCGGCCTTTTTTGGTCTTGTGGCTATATATTATATCGGTTGGATTGAATACAGCATAGTAACATCAATAGCTATTCACTTATCAATTTTAGTTCCGATCATATTTACAAATATTGCTTTCTATCAAGCGGAAAACACTAATGCTAAATGGTACGTTGAATTTAGACAAAATCAATGGATGCGAAAATTACCAGATGTAAAAAAAAGAATCCTTTGGGATCTCGACAAGGAAGCTTAGATGAATCCATTTGATTATTTAAACGCTATTAATACGAGCAAGAAAGATATAATGGTTGATGACTTTTCTGAAAAAGCGTATACACCATTTATGGTTAACCGCGGACTGTCTTATTTTCCGGATACTATATTATTCGCTAATGAAATGAATATTAATCACCACATAGATCATCGTCTTCAATTCGATTTTTTTATAAATATAATTAAGAAGAAGAAAAGATTCTCTAAATGGGCAAAACCTATTAATATAGAGAACTTAGAATTGATAAAAGAATATTATGGATATAGTAACGAAAAGGCTAAATCTGTATTGTCATTATTAAATAATGAGCAAATAAACGAATTGAAATTGAGGATGTATAAAGGTGGAAAACGAAAATAATATAGAGATGGTTCAGTGGACCCCGGCTTCTATGCTGGAAATCACGCTTAACGAACCAGACGACTTTCTTAAAATACGAGAAACGTTAACCAGAATTGGAGTAGCTTCACGAAAAGATCAGAAGCTATATCAATCATGTCACATACTGCACAAACAAGGAAGATACTTTATTGTGCACTTTAAAGAGTTATTCTTATTAGATGGAAAGCCATCTAATTTATTGCTGAACGATATTCAACGTAGAAACACGATTGCTACTTTACTTGCAGATTGGGGCCTAGTCACTTTTGTGACTGCTGATCAAGCTAAAGACATCGCACCGCTAAGGCAGATTAAAGTTATTCCTTATAAGGAAAAAAGCCAATGGCAACTATGTCCAAAATATAATATCGGGAACAGTAACAAAGAATGATGAAGAAAATACACGAACTATTGAAGTGTAACAGAATACAAAACGTATGGAGAATGTTTCAATAATTTAAAAAATTTATTTAAACCAGTTAAAAAACTTGTATAAATAATTGTGGATGCCGAATAGGTCGGGTCCATATATTAACCTTGCTATATATAGGAGGAACTAAAATGGTAAGAAATACTATGAACGTACCGCGTTCACTATTTATTGGGTTTGATCCAATACTAAACGAACTTGAAAGAATCCACACAGCTGGAAGAGCTCAAGATAATTATCCACCACATAACGTTGTAAAGGTCGATGCTGAAAATTTCAACATTGAGCTCGCCGTTGCCGGTTTCGCAGATGATGATATATCTGTAGAAGTCAAGGATGGCATTCTTTTAGTAAAAGGTGAAAAGTCTCATGATGATGATCGCGATTATGCGCACAAAGGGATTTCATCCCGCAAATTTGAGAAGTCCTTCCGACTCTCAGAATTTGTCGTAATAGACGGGGCCGATCTTGTGAATGGAATACTTGTGGTTAAAGCCAGAGTAGAAATTCCAGAAGAAAGGCGTCCTAGGAAGATCGAAATCGGGTCTGCTGGGGCATCAAAGAAGAAGGAATTTATTCAAGAATAGATTCCGGTGAGCAGCGAAAACTCAGTGGATTGTTTAACAATTTACTGGAGTCAAATCATGGGTTACATACGTAAACACAAGGATGGCATTAGGACTGGATTCGAATTAGTNTTAATCATGGCTGGGATATTTGCAGTATCACCAATCATAATTTATCTNCAATTGAATTCATATTAATGACTAAGCTTAGTCGGGGGAGTCATCTCCCCCTACTTTTTTCATTTTACATGTGTACATATGCAGTAAAGTATGGTATAATAGACTATATTATCAAAGGTGAATGAATGAATTTTTATACTAATGTCGGCCGATATGGCAATATGCTACTCTATCGTGGTATCGAAAACGGTAATCGAGTAAGCAGAAAAGTAAAATACAAACCAACCTTGTACGTCGCTACAAGTAAACCTACAGATTGGACAGCATTGGATGGAACACCAGTTGCACCAGTCACACAATTCGAATCTATGCGTGATGCTAAAGATTGGATTGGTTTAAACAAAGAAGTTTCAGGCAGAAAAATATACGGAAACAACCGTTATATTTCTACGTTTATAAACGAAAAGTTTCCAGGAGATATTAAATTTGATCGTAACGCAATTAACGTTACTACAATCGATATCGAAGTCGCATCAGATGACGGGTTTCCTGAACCAGATGTAGCCTCAAAAGAAGTTACTGCTATCTGTATTAAAAACAATATTGACAATACTTATTACGTGTGGGCATTAAGAGATTACGATGTAAATCAATCTATTATGCAAACAAATCGTGTCGTGTATAAAAAATGCGATACTGAAGGTCAACTACTTCTAGACTTTATAACACATTGGTCATCACCAACACATTGCCCAGATGTTGTTACTGGTTGGAACTCAAGATTCTTTGATATTCCATACCTTGTAAACAGAATTAATAATTTACTAGGTTCTGACTGGGTTAAAAAGTTATCACCTTGGGGATTAATTGATTCACGTGATGTTACTATTATGGCTCGTAAGCAAACTGCATACGAAATTGCTGGTATATCTCAACTTGATTATATGGAACTATTTAAGAAGTTCGGTTACTCATACGGTGCACAAGAATCCTATTCACTTAATCATATATCACATGTTGTTCTAGGCGAGAAGAAACTTTCTTACGAAGAACACTCAAGTTTATTTAGTTTATACTTAAACGATCATCAAAAGTTTATTGATTACAATATTAAAGATGTTGAATTAGTCGATAGGATCGAAGATAAACTTGGTCTTATTACACTAGCTCTAACTATGGCTTATCGCGGTGGTGTTAACTATGGTGATACATTTGGAACTACAGCAATATGGGATTCTATTATTTACAGGGATCTTTCAACTCAGAAAATTGCAGTTCCATTTCAAGAAGATAAAGTAAAAACACCGTATCCTGGCGGATATGTTAAAGATCCACAAGTTGGAATACATGATTGGGTAGTATCATTTGATTTAAATTCACTATATCCATCGTTAATTATGCAATACAATATGTCACCAGAAACAATAGCCTCTGGTGAATTATCTGATTATGATGTTGACAGTATTCTTAAAAGCAATACAATTGTAGATAACAGAGGAAAGGCTGTAAGTGCAAATGGCCAATATTTTAATATCGATAAAAAGGGCATCTTGCCTAAAATCATTGAACAGATGTATGGAGAACGTGTTCAAATTAAAAAGGCTATGATTAAAGCACAAAAAGAATTACAGAAGGTAGATAAAAATGATAAACAAGAAGTATACAGAATTGAAAGGGATATTGCAATCAACGAAAACAGGCAAATGTCTATTAAAATTCTCCTTAATTCTCTTTATGGTGCTCTTGGCAACAAGTACTTCAGATTTTTCGATCAACGAATTGCCGAAGGAATTACACTCTCCGGACAACTTACAATACGATGGGCTGAAGAAGCTATCAATACATATCTCAATAAAGTGCTCAAAACGAAAAAAGATTACGTCTTGGCCATCGACACCGATTCGGTGTATGTATGCTTAAACGACCTAGTTAAAGCGGTTAACCCTAGTAATCCTATTGATTTTCTAGACACAGTCTGTAGAGAAAAGCTAGAACCTGTTCTTGAAGAAGCATATAAAAAGTTATATAGTATCATGGGTGGTATCGAAAACAAAATGGTCATGGGACGAGAAGTAATTGCTGATCGTGGTCTTTGGACAGCAAAGAAAAGATATATTCTTAATGTGCATGATAATGAAGGTGTACGATATGCAGAGCCTAAACTTAAAATTATGGGCATTGAAGCTATTAAATCTTCTACACCAGCACCATGTCGAGAAGCACTAAAAGAAATATTTAAAGTTATTATGCATTCATCTGAATCTGATGTACAAAAATCTATTGAGCATTTCAGACAATACTTCAGAACACTAGAACCAAACAATATTGCGTTCCCTAGGGGAATAACCAATCTTACATCGTTTCAAGACAGAAACACAATTTACAAAAAAGGCACTCCAATACATGCTCGTGGCGGAATACTTTACAACAAATTAATCGATGATCTATCGCTAGGTAAGCGATATAACAAAATCAATAATGGCGAAAAGATTAAATTCATTTATCTTAGAACGCCTAATCCTATAAAGGAAAATGTTATATCCTTCCTAGATTATCTTCCAACGGAGTTTGGATTGAATAAATATATTGATCACGAAACCCAATTTCAAAAAACTTTCCTAGATCCTATCGAACCAATACTCGATGCGATTGGTTGGTCTTCAAAAGAGGTATCTACGCTAGATGAGTTTTTTGGATAAACACTGTACATTTAATATAAAATATGGTATAATAGTACCAAAGGAAAATACTTATGAAAGATGAATATAAATTAGTACGACTATCTTCTGGTGAAGAAGTGGTCGGTAAAGTTACACAAAATGAAGAATCAATTACCATTACAGATGGTTATTCTTTGATTCCAGCAGGTGAAGGTAAAATTGGCTTCATGCCATTTATGGCTTATACAAAAGCAGCAGAAGGTATTACTATTCCAAATAGTTTTATTCTATTTACTGTTGATCCAATAGATGAACTAGTAGATCAAGTTAAAGCTATGAGCAGTCCAATTCAAGTGCCAGAAAAGCAAGGAATTATTACAAATGTCTAAGAATTGGGTAGAAGATATTCATTTAATGCAAAGCAAATATCTTACTAGACAATGGGTTGAAAATAATCCTGAGAAACTAAAAAAGTTTCTTGAGTTTAGAGTTGAGTTTTTAAAAGAAGAACTAATGGAAACAAAAGCTGCGGTTACTAATAATGATCCAGAAGAAATAGTAGATGGTTTAATTGATCTATGTGTTGTTGCTATTGGTACACTTGATGCATTTGGTGTTAATCCCTATAAAGCTTGGGATGCTGTACTAGAAGCTAATATGAACAAAGAAGTAGGACAAAAGCCAACTAGGCCAAATCCACTAGGAGTTCCAGACCTAATTAAACCTGAAGGTTGGACCGCTCCATCACACGCAGAGAATCATGGTAAGTTTAACGATATTTA